TGTACCGTTCCTCAAGAAATTTGAGGCAACTGTCAGATGTTGTACTCAAAATGGCATTAGAGGGGGATCAGCGACTGTCCACTTTCCAATCTGGCACCAAGAAATCCAAGACATAATTGTTCTTAAAAACAATAAGGGTACAGAAGATAACCGTGTCCGTAAACTTGACTACAGTATTCAACTAAGTAAATTATTTTATGAGAGATTTATTCAGAATAAAGAGATCACACTTTTTTCTCCTCACGACGTTCCTAACCTTTACGACAGTTTTGGGACTGAATCATTTGATGAACTATATTGCTCTTACGAGAGTGATGAATCTATCCCAAAGACTACTATAGGTGCACAAGAATTAATTCTTGCACTCTTGAAAGAAAGAGCAGAAACTGGTAGACTATACCTGATGAATATTGATCATTGTAATAGTCATTCATCATTCACTGACAAAGTAGAAATGAGTAACTTATGTCAGGAAATCACATTACCAACCAAACCTATCCAACATATTGATGATGAAAGTGGTGAAATTGCTCTCTGCATTCTTAGTGCTGTTAATGTCGGTAAGATACGTGATCTATCCGATCTCGAAGTTTTGTGTGATCTTAGCGTTCGGAGTCTTGATGAACTTATTGATTTCCAGCATTACCCCGTCAGAGCAGCAGAACTCGCCACAAAAGCACGACGTTCGCTTGGTATAGGTTACATCGGACTCGCACATTACCTTGCTAAGAATGGTGTAAAGTATGAGGATAAAGAAGCATGGCAGTTGGTTCATGACCTTACTGAAGCGTTCCAATACTACTTAATTCAGTCCACTGTGAACCTTGCGAAAGAAAAGGGTGCGTGTAAATACTCAGACAAAACCAAATACGGAAATGGAATTCTTCCGATTGATACATATAAGCAGGACGTGAATGAAATTGTTTCAAATGACCTAAAATATGATTGGAATTCTCTTAGGGTACTTGTCAAGGAGCACGGAGTCAGGAACTCAACTTTGTCCGCACAAATGCCATCGGAGAGCAGTTCCGTTGTGTCAAATGCCACAAACGGAATTGAACCACCTAGAGGATACCTGTCCATTAAAAAGTCGAAAAAGGGGCCTTTGAAACAGATAGTACCCGGATATCAGCACTTAAAAAATAACTATACACTCTTATGGGATATGAAATCCAATGAGGGTTATATCAACGTCGTTGCAGTTATGCAAAAGTTCTTTGATCAAGCGATTTCCGGTAACTGGAGTTACAATCCAGAACACTATCCAGATAATGAAGTACCAGTTTCTGTGATGGCACAAGATCTTCTTACCACCTACAAGTATGGTTGGAAGACTAGTTACTATCAGAACACTTATGATATCAAAACAGATGAGGTTGAGGAAGACAAACCTAACCTTGATGAATTAGTTTCTAGTATACTTATCGAGGAGGAAGAAGATTGTGAGTCTTGTAAAATTTAAGACTAACGTGGAAACAACAAAATCAAAACCAGTCACAGAGATGACGGTATTCAATTCACAGGTTGTTGATACAAAAAAACAACCTATGTTCTTTGGTGCTCCACTTGGAGTTCAAAGATATGATAACTATAAGTACCCTGTTTTTGAGAAACTAACCACTCAACAACTAGGGTATTTCTGGAGACCAGAGGAGGTCTCTCTTCAAAAGGATAGAAGTGATTATCAAACACTTCGTCCAGAACAGAAGCACATCTTTACTTCTAACTTAAAGTATCAGGTGATGTTGGATTCTGTACAGGGAAGAGGCCCCGGTATGGCATTTGCACCATACTGTTCTCTACCTGAGTTGGAAGGATGTATGAAAGTATGGGAGTTTATGGAGATGATCCATAGTCGTTCTTACACATACATCATAAAGAATGTCTACTCTAATCCATCTGGTATGTTTGATACTATTCTCACAGATGATCGCATTCTGGAGAGAGCACAAAGTGTTACTCAAGCATACGACGATTTCATAAATGACGCACATGAATATGATAGCGGTAACTTATGGAAAGAAGGACATAGAGGATCTTACGTATCAGATTACACAAGGTATGAACTCAAAAGAAAACTCTTCCGAGCAGTTGCGAACGTCAACATTTTGGAAGGAATTAGGTTCTATGTCTCCTTCGCATGCTCGTTCGCTTTTGGTGAACTTAAGCTCATGGAAGGATCGGCAAAAATCGTTTCTCTTATCGCCAGAGACGAAAACCAACACCTAGTCATCACACAAAATATTCTCAAGAACTGGAGAGAAGGTGATGACCCAGAGATGAAAAAAATCTACAAAGAGGAGGAAGTATGGTTCCAAAAGGCATTTGAAAATGCTGTCAATCAGGAGAAATACTGGGCAGAATATTTGTTCAAGGATGGTTCTATGATTGGTCTCAATGAGAAACTACTTCAACAATATGTTGAATGGACTGCGAACAAAAGAATGAGGGCAGTGGGATTAAAACCAATTTACGATATATCAATGCGTAATAATCCTTTACCTTGGACAACACACTGGATTTCTTCTAAAGGGTTGCAAGTTGCACCACAAGAAACAGAAGTCGAAAGTTACGTCGTAGGAGGCATTAAACAAGATGTTAAGGAAGATTCATTCTCAGGATTCAAACTATGATGAAGTGGAGGCAAGCATTCAAGCTTACCTTGATTCCGCAAAACACACCGAAAAACTGTTTGGAGCAAATTTAGATCCGTATGAATGGTTAGAATGTGAATGGACAAGAGAGGGTGAATAACCCTCTTTTTTATTGACTACATAGAAATGTGATGTTATAATTAAATGACTGATAAAAACATTGATTATGAAAACCCTTGGATTTACAAAGGCAATCCTTTTACCTCTGATGATATCGGGGACTATTATGGGTTCGTCTATCGCATCACCAACACCAACACTCAGAAGTCCTACATCGGGAGAAAGTACTTCGTGCAGAAGAGAAAACCAAAGGGAGGAAAGCGTAGAGTTACAAGCGAGTCAGACTGGAAGAAGTACTACGGAAGCTCTGAGGATCTTAAGCAGGATATTAGAAGAGATGGCAAGGATTCTTTCAGAAGAGAAATCATATCCCTCCACACAACCCTTGGAAAAGTAAATTACGAAGAGACAAGACAATTATTTTTGAACAATGTCTTGACAGAGGCTCTTGACGACGGGACTCCAAAGTACTATAATAGCAATATATTAGGACGCTATATGCGTAAAGATTATGGAAACTTTGAGTCAAACTCTAGTGAAGACTAGATCATGGTCTATTAAAAGACTAAAAAAAGTGGAACCCGTTGCAGATAAAAATGCAATATACAAAGAGTTTGCAGAGTGGATTGAGAACGACGATCCCGATCATGAAATCATTTCTTTAGCATATTTTGGCGAAGGTAGTGAGTATGACTTTTAAATATAGTCCATCTCAAATGTTACTCCGACAGGAGGCACTTAAAATACTCTTGGGTCAATTTGGTGGTAAAAAGAACGACCAAGGACTTCCTAAATATCAAAGTCACATCATATATGAATGTGCCGAACGGTGGGTTGCCTCCGGTAATCTAAACTGTGATGGCATCATCAAACATTTTCTGAGTATATACGGAGGTTACAATGCAGAAAATTATTAACGGGATTGCTATATTCTCAGGTGCAGTGGCACTTGGTGTAGTCGGTCTTGGTGGATATGTATTCATTCGCAAGGATGCAATCATTGACAATGTAAAGAGTAAGATCATGGAATCTGTCTTACCCGGTGGAATCGGAGGAGCACTTGGCGGTGGTGCACTCGGTGGATTAGATGTACCAGAAATGGGTAGTCCTATGGCACCCGACGCTCCTACAGACCCAATTTTACCATTAGGGTTTTAGAAAAATTAATCTTCTAAATAGGGCTGCATGACCCAAGTATTAAAATGGCAGAAGCAGTTAAAAAAGAAGAAGAAAAGAAAAAAGGCCCTATAGGAAAACTCAAGGAGTTATCTGAGGACAAAGAAGAACAGATGGCGATCCTAAGTACCTTTGTGAGACTTGGGATCTTAATCTGGGCCGGTGGAATTTTAACTTTGAACTACGTTACATTTCCCGGAATGACAGAACAGGATAAGATTGATCCGACATTCATAGCTTCTGTATTCACAGGAGTTTTGGCCACATTTGGTGTTGAAGCTGGTAAGAACAAAGGCAAAGCAGCAGCAGGTGGTGGAGCAAACATATCTAAGAAAGATATGGAAATATTAATTGAGAAGGCAGCAAATACAGCACCTGCACAGACAATCAGAATTGAGCAAGCACCAATGGTCTTGACTCCTAGTGCTACACCGAAGAAAGGATAATGGATAAGCAAGTGAAATGGGGAAAGTGGTTCGCTCTTAGTTTGGGTGGACTTATTGGTTTGTCTCACATCGGTATGATTGGGTCATTATCGAATCGTGAGAGCAAACTACCTAGTATTAATTTACCAGTAGGCCCATATACATCGTATAAAGCAGATGTAAGTCATAATGGATATTACATAGAATATAAAGCAAACGATCCAAAAGTTCTTCGTGTGGAAAGGGATAGTAACACAAAGGGTGGCTTTCTTGGGTTGGCTAACAACAAAGTTAAAACAGTTGAACAGTACACGATGGACGGTGCAGTTCACACAAAACCAAATAGTTCACCAACAACCATCACAGATGGAAAGTCCGAAGCATGTATCAAAGCAATCGGAAGTGCAGAAGGAACAGGAAGACTCGTGGGTTCCAGTATTGGTGCTAGTGCTGCTCCTTCTCTCGCTAATATTCCCTATGTTGGTTGGGTTGCTGCTGGCTGGGTAACAATGTTTGGTGGTAATC